TTACGTTTTCGTGATCTCCTCCACTATATATTTGTCTTCCACCTTCTTACAAGTACACACAAGGTATTCCGGATGTTTCAAAGCTCCTTGTAGTGTATCGGGAAGAATAACTTCTTTCGTACGTCGGTCTATCGCAACCATTGCATACAGTATACCTTCACTCTCGCACTTCTCTATTAGTGCTTTCTTTAGTTCTTCTACGTCGAATTCCATTTTGGTGAGATTTGTCACTGCAAAGTTAGGGAAAATAATGAATATTTTCTGCAAATATATTTGTATTCCGCTAAATTAAGGACAATAAATAAAAACCAAGTATATTCAAATACTGAACATTTAGTATAATATTGATTAATATTTAATGTAGTGGAAATATTTTTTTGAATTAAGGGATTAAATGTGTGTAATTGTAAATCCGTCGTAAAGGGTTTAGAACTAGTATGGAGATATTTTAATAATTAAATTCAAATCATATGAGACCTTTAATATCTAAGAAATCTTTCAGCTGTATAATTATAGGATCTGCTGTTATGAGCTATATAATTAAATATGTTATTGAAAAGCTGGGTGATCCTATTGAGAATATCGTTTGTGGAGCAGCCATAATGATTTCAATAACATCTCTAGTCTTTTTGTTTAAGTTGAAAAAATATATAGATAATAGTATTAATCAATCAAGTACTGATAACAAAGAAAAAGTGGAATAAAAGGGGTGGATTACTATTTAAAAGAAGTTCGAAACGATATATAAATAGTTAGTATATATACATAAAATGGCTTCCTTGTTCGTCCGCCGACGAGGAAGCCATTTCAACACAAAAACTAAACTAGACATATTTTTGATAATGTCTATTAAATGCTTCCAACTTAATTAGTTATAGCTGCTGAAAAATGCTAAACAGCACGGAAACAGCAATGTAACTCTTTTTAAGTACTATCCAGTTTCATATTCTTATATTATTTTTCTATTCTTACTGCAATTGCAGATACTTCTATTTTCTTGAAATTATCTAAATATCTAATTGAAAAATTAATAAGTGAATTTGCATTATGCTTTTTAGCTTCTTGAACAACTTTTTCTAATATATACTTGTCTGTAGGAATCGCCAGCCCACTGAATTCCACTCTGTCAATTATGGTAAATTGCGAGGGATCATATCCTTTGGGTAGTTTCCCAGATTTGAATACAATTAATATATCAGATACAGGTTCATATTTTAATGTTATAGGGGTGACTTCTTTGGGGTAGATGTAAAATCCCTCTTTTGTATATTGTGAGAAGTCAAGTTTATAGACTTTTTCTGAATAGTACATTGATTTGCATGAGCAGAACAATATTACAATAATAGTGTAGAGTATCTTTTTCATAGCCCTTTTTTATCCTGCGTTTCGTTCATTCTTTAGCATAGCTAATTCGCCCCTAACTTTTTTGTTGTCCTCTGTTAAAAGCTGAATAGTTTTCATCTGCTCATTAATTGTTCCTTGAAGATTTGCGATGGTGTCGGCGAGTCGAGTTACACGCTCAATGTTTTGGGCATCATTGTTCACTTCAGAAAGTAACATTTGTCCTTTTCCACGGAGTAGCCATTCTGACGAAATATCTGTAAACGTATTGAGTATTGCGTTTACTGTTGAAAGACTAAGTTCTCTGACTCCGTTTAATTGCCTGTTAAGAGTATTTTGAGCTAATCCACACCTTAACGCAAATGCCCTATCGGATAATCCCGAATAGGTGATAATCTCCTTAATTCTACTAATCATATCAAATCAATCAAAAGTTAAATAATCCCAATTGGTATTACAATTAGGTTTTTATATTTGCAAATAATACCAAATGGGATTATATTTGCATCATCAATCAATCAATACTCCAAAAGTATGAATAAAATAGCAAATATCCAACCAAACGGGATTAAAAGTTTATCCAAAAAGAGAGATTACAGACTTATCGTTGATGGCAAGTTCAATGTAAAAGCAATAATGCAAAGAGCTTGGGTTTATGTTCGTAACTATGGATACTCTTTAAAATCTGCTCTACGAACCTCATGGATTGATGCTCATCTAAAAATGGATGAATATTTTGCAGAGCAGGATATGCACAAAGCTGCTGCAGAGGGAACCTTATTTCCAAAGAAGAATCTTTCTCTTTCTGACTTTTACAGCGATCCTTGTGGGAACTTGGCTATGGGGTATGTGACTAAGTAACTAATCAAATCAATCATAAAAATCAATTATTATGGAACTACAAGCAATGACTAAAGCACAGCTAATTGATAAAGTAGAAGAACTGTCTACAAATCTTGATAAAAGTACTATTGATGGAGCTGAATTAAAAGCGAAAGCCATCGAGAATGAGAAGATTATTAAGGAGCTACGTGCCGAGAATGAATCATTGAAAAATGAAGTAAAAGTACAGAAAGAATCGACTGACATGTACAAAGGATGGTGGCAAAGTGAGTCCAATAAGCTTGCAAAGGTTAAAGAATCTCTGAATGCTGCTTCTGTTGTTCTTCGTGCGATTACCAATGAAGCTACTAACTAACCCTCACTAAGTCAAACCAAACCACCGGTTATCCGGTACCCAGTCCGGTCTAAGAGCCTGCCTTTGAAAGGAGACTGGGAACACAGAGAAGAGTTCTTTGACATTTTGGAAAACATATATGGCTTACGTAGCAGGAATACGAAGCTCGTGAGAGTAGGTAGTGGGCTGTAGTAAGACGGTGGTTTGGTACACCGGAGTAGCACCGCAATCAGCAATAAAAGCGAGGTGCAAAAAATACCCTGTAACCGAATAGCAGAGGATTTCGGTAAGTATATAGATAGAATTAAAGTGAATAACATACAAGAGCGATGTAGCTCAATTGGTTAGAGCGCTGTGTGTGGTGGATGGTTGAGAGTTCGAGTCTCTCAAGAAACACTCTTAGCTTAACGGAAGAGCACCACAAGCAGAGGTCGGCGGTTCGAATCCGCTCATCGCTCCTTTTATTAATTCATAAATAC